AGCAGGCCAAACGCTCTCTTCAGACGTATCTACATCTGAGTTGTATCCAAACACAATGACCGAACTGTGGCCTTGAATTTGGCCGCGAGAAACTTGCAAACCAAAGGGCTCAAAAGTCCCTTGCCTTGTAATTGATGAAATTACGGTTGACATCTCAATCTCCAATGAAGACAGGGGCCGCAGCCCCCATCCTTAACAGACTACGCCGCCGCGATTCTTGCCGTTGTTTTGAACCTTGCCGCCCCGACGATAAGCCGTGCTTTCTACCCGAGGCACAGGCATAGGAATAGCCCTTTCATCCTTAGGAAGAAGAGTTGGCTCATCATACCCGCCGGCAGGCAAAGGCCCACTAGGACGTCCCGGCTGAACCGCTGGTGTCTGACTGGGCCCTGTGTATTGAATCTCTGGTCGCACGGGGATAGGCTTCGGCTGAGGCGGTGGCGGCCTTACAATTGGCGGCTTTACATTAATTGGCGGCTTAATTGGCAACTTTACATTAATTGGCGGCTTAATTGGTGGCTTACCAACATTAATTGGCGTCTTGTCCGCAACAACCCTCGCAGCCTTTTCTCTCTCAACAGCAGCCTTTTGAGCAGCAGCAGCCCTCGCAGCAGCAGCTTTTTGAGCAGCAATTTGAACAGTTTTGTCAGCGGCAGGTTTATAGCCTTGAGCCCTTTGAGCGGCAGTATTGTTATCTGCCAAAGGTTTGTTTACGATTGAGGTTCCAAGCTTGGTTACGCCACCGTTAGCCATCATCACCGCACCGCCCTTCTTATAGGTGCCGGAGAGTTGATTGATGGACACTGGACCTGCAGGCTTCTTCTTGCCCTGCTTCATCTGCTCCGGACCGCCGTCGTGCTGTACGCGGCCGCCCTCAGCAAACTTTTTTACGGAACCGCCAGTCTTCAGGCCACGATGACCCTTGCTAGCAGGCATATCCTCGTGCTTGGTCAACTTCTTCCTGATGCCGGAAAGCTCCTTCATCTCGGCCTTGTGGACCCTAGAAGACTCCATCTCGCCGCCCTTCTTCATGGCAGGCATAGCAGCCATCATTGCCTCAGCACGACCCGATGGAGCACCAGCAGCACCACTGGCCATCATTGCGCGACGACGAGCGGCTAGGGAGGGCTTCTTAGGCTTTGCACCAGCCATCATCCCACCCTTAGGAGCACCGATCATTGCACCCATCGGAGCACCGCCTCGGGCCATCTTCTTCTCAACAGCCCCGCCCTTCTTGAGTTTTAGCTCAACCGTAGGCTCGGTCGTCTCCATCTTTACCATTGGCTTGAATTCACGCATGATCCTTACTCCTTATGCCTGAGTGACGCCCAGAGCGCCGACACGGGTTGCATTGGGGCCGACTGCGATACCAGGCAACAGGATCCCCATCACCGTGCGGACGAGGCCGTTCGATGCAGTTGCGGGGGCGTAGGTGCCACGAACGTCGCCGGTAGTGGTCGTAGCAGTCGCAGTATCCGCCGCAACAAACGTCCCAGCATCCTGGGCCAGCGTGTTGTTGGACTTGACGCTAGCAACATAGGCCACGTTAGCCACCCGAACCGGAATACCCAACACGTCGCTCGTGCCCACAACAACAGCAGTCGCAGAGCCGGCGATCGTTACGCTAGAGACTTGATAGAAGGCCTTCAAGCCAGTCACCGCGGTACCCGCAACGGCCACAGTAATAACCTCGCTCATCGCCTGGCCGTAGTAGTCGTAACCACTAACAGTAAAGGCGCGGGCGGTCGTAGAGCAGTTCACCTTGATCGCTCGAGGAACGTCAACTTGAATTGCAGTCGTGCCGTTATTAAGCACAACTGACTTGGCCGATGTGCCAGCAGTCAAAGTCACCGCACCTGCACCAGCAGCCGTCTGAGATGCAGCAATGTTGTTGGTGATAGCAGCCTGCGGAACAACATCCCAGACATAGATGCGACCCAAAGGACCAATTCCCAAATCCATCGGCGAGGGGTTGTCATAGCCAATGTTGCCGTGTAGAGTCAGCGCAGTCGTGTTGGCGACGTTAATTGCCTGGTTCAGCGTGTAAGTGCCAACGCCGCCAGTACCGGTGCCAAACGCCGTGATGTAGGTACCGTCGGTCACGCTAGTGCCGTCAACGTACATCCCAACAACGATCGGAGCACCAAACCCAACTGCCGTAACAGTCAGGGTAGAAGAAGAAGCGCCACCTGTGCCGCCAATAGCAGTGGTGGAATAATTGCGATCCCCGGTACCCATAAACGTTTGGGCAGGACCGAGAAACAGATCATCTGAAAATTGAGGCATGGTCTTCTCCTTGAAAAGCTTGACCAGTTAAAGAAAAAAGGGGGAGGCCTTTTGAACCACCCCCTTGCCAGGCGCTACTTAAACGCCCGGAGTTCCGTACATCGCACGAGGATCGGTGAAGCCAATGTCGTAACGCTCAGTTGCCTTGTAGCGCATCGAATCGGTTTCAAAGTCCCCTTCCATCGTCTTCTCAAGCTTACGGCGCATCAGAAGCTTCATGCCCTCTGGAGCGTCGGTCTGCACCCACCATGCGGATGGGTTGGTCAGACGGGAAAGAACAACAGCACCCTCGTCAAGCAAGCCAATCGACTTGATCGGGTTAATGTCGTTGTTGGCGTTACCAGAGCGCAAAACACTCTTAAGGAGCACTTCAGCCTGGAAGACGTTGCCAGGAGCGACCACCAGCTGGCGGGGCACCAAGCGAATCTTCTTCTGGTTGTTGTCCACAGCCTGACGGATCTGGATCAACATCTGCTCGAGCGAGGTCTGGCTAAGGTTAGCGGCCGTCGTCAACAGGTTGCTAAACGTACCAGTAGCGATTGGGTGGGATGCCGAGTTAAGGGCAACACCGTCACCGCCAGCGTAGGACGAGTTAAACGCACGGTTGAGAACGTTCGCGGCCAACGTCTCCTTCGTCTCAATCAAAGACTGAGCAAGGTGACGCGAGTAAACCTGGCCGATACGGATGTGGTCGCCGTCTTCAACAAGCACCTTCGTCAGTGCAAACGCCAAGCCATAGACGTTGTACACATAGCGCTTGAGGAAGAGTACGCCGCCCTGCTGGTACGAAACCGGAGTCCCGTCAGGCAGTTGCGGAGCTGCGCCGAATCCATAAAGGACGGGCTCCTCGTGATAGTTGCGGGGGATACCGGTCTGCTCGCGGAAAACCCGTGACCATTCATCGGTACGCTGATCGTAGACTCCGTCGAAGCATTCATTGAGGATTGGCTCAACGATGCTCCTAAAGTCCGTATTACGCATTGGAGCTGCCATGATTCAGTTCCTCCTTTTACAGTGCAACCGGGTAGGCCGCAGTGGACGCCGCATTCGACGACACGTTAATAGCAGCGTACTGGTGCTTGGAGATCTGAACCCGAACCACAACGAATGGGTCGCCCCATGCATTGTCAGCACCAGGGAAAATATCAACAACACGCATTACGCCAGTTCCGCCAGCGCCGGCAGCGGTAGAGACACCTAGGCCGGTGGTTGACAGGCCAGTGACGTTAGAGCCGCTGGAGACCGTGAAACCGGTGTTGGCCGAGAAGTTGAACTCGTCGCCGATGGAGGCCTGAGTAATCGTTGCATCAGACTGGATTTCATAAACGATGTTGGGATCGCTATAGAAATAGGCAATACAAGATCCAGTTTGGTAGGCGGTGTTCGCTGGCCAGTAGTTGCTAACACGACGGCGACCCGTTGTATCAGTAAACTCTACACCCGCGAAGGCACCAAGAATGGCATCCGAGGCACCAGCAAGAACAATGTTCCCGTTCGTGTCCTGCTTGACCGGAGCCTGTTTGAGAATGTCGGTGTTGTAAGCCGACGCAATACCGTTTGCCAACGCTTGAGCGCGATCCAGACCAGAAGGATGGAACGCCGGGCGCAGGCCGAACGGAGCACTAGTTGCTGACATAGCACACTCCTAATAAAAGTTACCCTTGGAATATGGGCGTTTTTACGTTTCGGTCAAATTCACCAAAGCCTTCGCCTTCTACCCGACCCAGACTCCTACCAGAACTGTCCCTTGCACCCTGGATATTCTCAACTTGGACTCGGATCTTATCCGCCTCGTCGTTGGGTAATTCATGATGCATATGCAACATCAAGTCCTGATAAACGTCCATTGGAAGCTTATACAAAACCATCTCATTGCAAGCAATGTGACCGATCTGTTCGCCAGCTTTTACACGGTAATTCTCAAACCCAGGAAACTCATCCGCTGTCACGGGAACGTACCCAAGCCGCATCCGCTTATCAATACTGTCGTAGCTGTTCGTCGTCGAGAGCCAGCAAAGATGCCATCCCGGAAGATCAGGCACTTTTGGTAGCGCGGTCTGTGTCCACTCATCGCTCCACATCTTCCGACGTTCTTGCGCTGACATGAACTTCTCCTCTACAGGAGCCCTTGATGCGTCCTCGCTAGCACGAGTTTCGCGTCCGCCAAGAGATAACGGTTTCTTAATTCTAGCATCCATTTACGCAGTTTCCCGGTTATTGCGATTCCAATTCGCATATTGCTTAATCATCTTGGCTCGCATCTTAGGATCATCCCAAAAACCGGCCTCCTTTAATGCCCTAACCCGCTCTGGGCTTACATAAAAAGAATCCCCGCTTGCTTGAGGCGAAGACTCCCTCTCAGACCCAGTGACAACGCTACGGGGACGCTTCTGTTTGTTTGGCAATCGTTCCCTCAGCCTAGAATCAAGCTCCTCCCAATACTCGGAGGATGCGGGGTCATAGTTCTCTCGAGCCAGCTGCGCGTCAATCACCCGTGCAATCTCGCTGTCAGTATCCCCACCATTAGGATTGAACCACTTGTTGCGCTCCATCCATCTGTTGGTCTGGTCAATAACTCGAGGGTCTGGCTTGGGTGGCGCCTCAGCCTGCTCAACCATTGACTGCTTCTTCCAGCGCCAATACTCAAGCTTCTTCTCGGCGTCAGACTGAACCTGTTGCGCTGAGGCAAAAGTGTCACCGTCAACCTCGCTCACGGCCTTCTTAACCTGGCCCAGAGCCCACTCATAGCGCTCCTGCTCCTCGCGGATCTTCTTATCCACGTTCTCAATTTCGGACTGGACGCCGCGGCGCTCAACGGCAGACAGTCGCTCCTGCAGCTCACGGTTCTGACGCTGCAGAAGAGTTAGCTGTGTGTCCTTCTCCTCGTTGATCCGCTTGAACCGTTCCTTCTTCTCACGGCGCCGGTTGCGGTTCTGCTCCGCCGTCTCAGAAGGTCCCGCCTCCTGATCCCCACCCTCGTCCGGGAGATCAACTAGCGCAACCGCGGAACCGTCCTGCTCCTCAACAACTTCACCAATTTCTTGGTCTTGAGTATCATCGGTCATAGATACACCTTCATGTCAAGAGGGTTGCCAGTCACAATCGCGATAACCTCGTGATCGTTGAAAATGGCAAAAAGGGCTGGGTCTTCCTTGTCTTCACTGGGGATCGGAACCTCCCAGCGATCTCCGCCCCACTTGGGAACGCGGATGTAATCTCCCACCTTGCACCATGCACCTTCCGGCCAGGGCTGCTGAGAGTCACGGTGACAGAAAGCCAGAGGACCCAACGAGATGACCTTGGCCACCATGTTGTTCCACTTCTCCTGCTCCTTCGTCTCCTCCACGAGAATGATTCCCGAGCCTGCCGTCTTACGCTTGGTCCGCTTCAGCTGGACAAGAATTCGTCCGCCTGCTGGCCGCGCCCCCGGTTCCACCGATGGGAAAGCCCATTCAAGTTCATCTATTTGCATCACCATCCTCAAGTAAATTGTTGATAAAGTCCAAAGTCATCTGAAGGCCAATATGCTGACCCACCAGTCGCTGGTATGACTCCCAGCTATTTGCACCGGCTAACATCGAGTCGGCGACAAATCCCTTTTGCTCTTCAATCAAGCCAATAAGATCAGAGATGATCCTCATTTCTTTTCTTTGGCCTGCTCAAGAGCCCCCTTCTTCTCAGTGCTACCCTTGAGCGATTGACCGTTAAGCTTCTCACCCATAGCCATGCGCTTATGCTGGTTAACATTAACGCCCTTCTGTTCCTGATCATTGGTTTTCATAACCGTCCCCTTGTTGAATTAAACCGCCCTCAGACATCCCCGTCGAATCATCCCTAACAAGTCCGCCTTTTGCCATTTCAATAGCAATCTTGTCTTGGTCATTCTTCAAACCAAGCGCATCACGCTCAATCTTTGCAGCCTCAATCTGTTCCTTGAGTTGCATTTCAAGTTCTTTCGAGCCATAACGCAGTTCAAGGTCCTTCTCAGCCAATTCTTGATCGGCCTGCATCTTCTGAGTCCGCAAAGAGGCATCCGCCTGCAGCTCAGCCTGCTTGAGTTGCATCTCCTGCTGATCCCTTTGCGCCCTACGCTGCGTTTCTGCCATGCTGGTCTGCAAAAGAACCTGCGCATCCGGCGGCATATCGGGCTGAGGCTTGCTTTGCTGCGACTGCTGCATGATTTGCTGGATAATTGGCATGATTCCAGTCAAAGTTTCCTTCGTATCTAGCATAACGTGTTGAGATACGGCACCAAATATCTTATCCATCGGCTTAGGATCGTTCATTGATCCATAATCTTCAACTGTTTGCCCAGTCGTTTTCTTAACATAGCCATTCATTCTGCTTAAATACCACAGAACAATGTGTTGTTTCAAGTGTTCAATGACTTTTGGAGAGAAAGTCGGGGCAATTAGGGGATTTCCACCATATACAGGGTCCTTTGCATAGTCTAAATGGACCTGAATATGACCCAAATGGTCCTGTTCTGGGTAAGCACTAGCCGATTGACCAATAGACATCGCCACATTTTCAGTTGCAGCATCAGCCTTTTCAGGTCCTGCAGTGTTAACCATTAACTCAGTGATATTCGGAACCTTAATCTGCTTCAAAAATCGCTGAACAACAGCCTGCCGATTAAACAAATCAGGGTTTTTCTCCATCAGAGCCATCACGGCCTGCGTCTGCGCCATCCTCTGCGTCTCAGAGAAGATGTGCGGGTCACTCACCGGGATTACATCGGCCGATTTGAAGAAGTCCTCACGGTTGATGTCTAGCCCCTCAACCACCTCATCACGCTGCATATCCTCCAGGTACCACTTGTTAATGCGGCCCAGGATCTTGAGCACCCGAGCCTGGCTTGCATGGAGCCTGGCATGGATCGCAGAGAACACCGCAGCGCCCTGCTCAATCAACGCCTGCGTCGTCCCTACAGGTGCATTGGCCTGGACGTCAGCAATCTTCTCCTCGCTTGTGGTCACCACCCCCTTAGCGGCGTCCGTCAACCAAGACAGCAGGCTAAACAGGACAGGGGAGGGCGGGTTGAACGGCATCGGCATCGCAAGCTTCTTGATGTCGTCAATGCCTGGCGCCGCCTCAATCTCGGCGACCTGCGTTACCTCAACCTGCACAGACTGCCCAGACAGCTTGGCGCCCTTAAGCTTCAGAAGGGTCGCTGCGTTGTTGATGTGGGCCGAGTCTAGAAGAGCTCGAAGAGAACCGGTAAGAGCAGCAGAAAGTCCGCCAATAAGATGAGGAAGGCCGATAGCGTAAGCACCACGCCAAGGGATGAACTTAAACTCAACGATCCAATCCAGTTTGGCCATCGTCTCATCGCCTTCCTCCCAGTTCCTGTACAACCCGATCGCCTCAGAGTTGTAGTCGTCGATCATCAGGATATAAGGCGCAGACTCACCCTTCGTGTACTCATCGCCTTTTATCTCGAGCCAGGTATATATGTGGTATATACGGCGCAGCCCGTCTTCGTTCTCGCTGTGGTTGCGGCCCTCAATCTTGTCGGTAGCCTTCTGCGACTTAGTCTGCTCAAGATCAAGCGCGGACGACATCCAGCTAATGTCTTTGTAGAGCCCAGACGCAACCCGGCGGTCGAACTCGTACTGGGTAATGTCGTGGACCTCTGTCACACGCTGCGCCGTATAAAAGTTGGCCGCGGCAAAAGGTAGCAGGACGTTGTCGATCGGCAGGAACTCAGCACAGGGCCGGCGCTTTTTCTCGTCGTACCAGAGCTTCATATACTGCGAGCCACCTAGCGGTAGCTGCGTCATCATCTGCTCCTGCTCGTCCCGGAACTCCTCAATCTGCTGCGTGAGCTGCCAGTTCATGAAGTCCCGCTTGCGCTCGGCCGCGGCTAACTTGTTCTCGTCAACGTCACCCAGGATGTTCGTCCGCACAGGGCCATCGGGCGGGAATAACTCCTTGATGGCTCGGGAGGCGAAGTCGATACAGGCCTCGGCCATTACCGGATGGACGACCTTGCTGGCGCCGCTGAAGTTGGCCCCGCCTGGCGCATCGTTACCTAGGCCAGTGCGGCGGATGCCCTCCTCGTACTGCTCATCGCGCTTCTCTCGAGCCCGCCGATCCTTCTCAACCAGCTCAATGTAACGCAGCGCCATCCCGCCAAAGTCCTCGTCCATCTCAAGATCGAGATCGTCAGCCAGGTTGCGGTAGAAGTCCTCATTCTCTCGAGGCCCCTCTGTCTTGGTCGTGACCATCGCCCCGCCGTCGGGCAACTCCTCGATGTCCGTATCATCAAACAGTGAGCCAATGTCTTCTGCCGGCGCCGTGTCTGGCTGGCCCTCTACGAAGCGATCGGCCTCGGCGTCAACTGGGAACTGGGTTGGCATTTGTTTGCCCCTTTGCTACGATATATGTCGGTTAAAAAAAGAGGAATCGAAAGTGGAACCTGAAGTCATCATCATCACCGGCGACAAGATGCTGCGCGTCCCGTATCCAATCTGGTCAGCATTCCTGCAGGCCGCGGCGCTCATGATCGACACCGGAGATATGTACCCTCATCTCAAGAGAGATCTGGGCAAGCCGGTGCTTGATCAAGTCAAAGAAGTTAAGTGCGCTCTGGACGATCACATCTCATCGCCTCTTTGATCCATCGCCGCGGCTGCTAGGGCCCCTGCAGTCAATCCAGTACCGGCAACCCCATAGAGCGGATGAGTACGGCGCACAAGGCTGTCTCGAACCACCTCCTCGGGCGTCTTGCCGGTGACCCTAGCAGTGCGCTCAATAGCCTCGTTGACGTGCTGGATCATCGGCTTTCCCTTCGTACCCTTGAGGCCGGCCCAGGTCACGTCCTGAAAGTTTGCCGGCTCAACGCCTTCTTTCCTAGCTAGGTCATGGACGACATCTTCAATTATTCCGTATGAATTACCCGGAGGCGCTTTGAAGGTTGGATGGAACGCGCTCATCATCTGCTCATCAATTGTTGCGCGATCCCGATGGCCCAAGAAGTTTGCTGAAAAATCAAATCGTTTGGGGGTCTCTGTAGCCGAGAGACCTACACCTTGATTGATCGCCTTGTCGTACATATCCATATTTCCGGAAGCGAATCGGCCGCCGATCGGGTATGGGAACTCATAGGCAGCCTTGGGTTGTGGGACCCCCTGTTGACGCAAGAAGTTGCCGTAGTAGCCCATCAACAGATTGGCCGTCGGATCGGCGCCTCCGGTTGTCGCTGCCATCGAATCGGCAAACGCTTCCTTGAATAGATTCCTGCCTTTCTCTGGCCCGTACTCTTTGATGAACTCAGCCTCAAGTTGGCCCATCGCATACCAATCTTTGGTCAGCGCGTCTTCTGATCCTTTTTTAAAAGCATCCTTTAACCTTTTGCGAATTTCGGGGGTGTCAAAAGTCTTTTTCCATTTGTCAATTGTCGGTTGCTTCTTCGGGATAGCATCCGTAACCGTGCGCCCCTGCAATGGATATTTGCTTGCGTCAGCGTAATACCGTTGCTCAACGTCAAAATAGGGAGAGTATCGCCCTGCGTCAATGTCCTTCTGCGCCGCCTTTCTAGCCTTGCCAACAGCCAGAGCCTCATCGGACAATTGCTTTTCCAAGAACTCCTTGCCAGTCGTTTTGTCAACAGCCGGCAAAGGAGGAGCCAGGTCAGGGTATTGCATCGCGATCTTGGCCTGGTCATATCCCAAGCCGCCCTTGACCGCCTTGGCTAGCCCTGGCGCAACCTTGACCGCCCCAGCAGCACCAGGCAGTACACCAAGAACCGCGGAGCCATAGTTGCGAAGGGCGTCACCGTATCGACCAGACTTGAGGTCGTAGTTGCCCTGGCTGATGTCTCGCCCGCCCTCCTCAAGCCCCTTAGCGGAGCCCAGGAACGGCACGAAGTCGACAGCACCCATACCGCCAGGGATACCGCTATCGGCTCCACCGAATGCCGTCATGGAGAGCCTACGAGCCCGCTCCCGGCTGGTGATCTTGGCCAGCTGCTCCTCGAGGAAAGCCTGCGCCTTCTCGGCCTGGGTTAGCTCTCGGCTGCGGGCTTCAGGTTCAACACCACGAAGCAGGCGCTCCATCGTCGGGTACGTTACTGGCATATGTCACCTATGCGGCGTAGGGGTTAACGCGCTTCCTGCTGGCGCCGGAGTCCGCGTAGTCGTCATCGTCGTAGTCATCTCGAGGCGGTGGGTCAATCTCAATCCAGCCCGAGTCACGAAGGAACCTCAGGCCCTGGCTGGTGCAATCAACAAAGTCATCGTGCGTCGTCTCAGGGAATGCGCAGAGCTGGCTGACCATACCCTCGGCCCAGTCGCGAACATAGCCGGGCCTGGTGCTGCTCTCAGGTATCCAGACCCTGCCGCGGGCGATCACGTTGCTGACGATGTTGAGTCGTTGCATCTTGTCTGCTTTGCCGGGGTTATATGAGCGAACGGGAAGATGCGCCCTTTGAAGGTCCTGAATGAGGCTGATACCGGCTGACTTATCCTCAACCAGAATGAGGTCAACGCGCTTGCGATCCTTTCCCTCGCCATACACATTGTCGTATTCCTCAATTACCTTAGGCCGTAAATCGGGGTATTGTAATCTATCCTGCCAGCAATCAATGACCATCACAGCCATTGGATCGTCAGTCGGTTTAAAGACGCCATAGGTAATACAGGCAGTCGGATCGTTTTGCGTCTTTTCAGTATATGCGCAATCGTAACTCTGGATAATGTATTCAAACCGCGGGAATGGCTTATCTGCCGGCCATAGCTTAAACATATCCCTCTTGACAATGCCCGACTCTTCAGGGTCAATGATCTCGGCGAAGATCTCCTGGCGCCCGAGCTTGGTCCCCTCATACTGCAGGATCTGCCGCTGGAAGTTTGGCGATAGATTGGCCAGGTTGGTGTAGGTGCTGGCGGTAGTCACCACAACATCATCACCGTCCCGCCCGATCAGGTCGATGATCAGGTCCTTAGGTCTGGGCGTTGTGGTGCAGATCATGATCGTCCGCTTACCCAGCCGCAGACCGAACTGGATCTGATCCCATGCCGCTTGCAAATAATCCCAGGCCGCTAGCTCATCCGCCCAGGCAAAGTGGAACTGAGGGCCGCGGAAGCGTTCTGGCTCTGATGCTGGGATACCCTTGATGAGGCTGCCGTTCTTTAGCTTTAGCTCATGTAGGGATTTGTTGTAGTCCTCTACCAAAATGGGAGGAATGACGTTAAGAAGCCCGCTGTCGCCCTCAAAGCAGGTTCCCCTGACATCAGATGAGGTTGGGGCCGCAACAAGGGCTCGAGTACCTGGGTTAGACCATGCAAGCCACCCTATCTGTTCTGCAGCTAATCTCGTCTTGCCCGCTCCCCGACCCGCGCAGAGTAACCAGATACTCCACCAGTCCCCCGGAGGCATTATCTGATGGTCGTGGGCTCCTATAAGCCACCTCATCCGCCAGAAGAATGCGGCCCTATCGACGTCGGAGAGTGCTGCAGCCTGCGCCTGAACCTTAGGATCGGAGAGCGCCTGAATTAGCGCATCATCATTCATTGGCCTTG